TATTATATCACTTCTGGCAGTATCGCGCCTACTTTTCTGTGCGGTATTGCCCTAAACAATAGCAAAGGAAAATGAGTCATGGCTAAGTTTTACGGAAAAGTCGGTTATGTTGAGACGGTTGAAACACGGCCCGGCGTCTTTACTCAGTCCGTAACGGAGCGTACGTATTGCGGCGATCTTGTTCGAAATAGCCGCAAGTGGCAAACGAGCGGTAATGTCAATGACGATGTGAACGTGAACAACGAAATCAGCATTGTGGCCGATCCGTTCGCTTATGATCATTTCGCTTTCATCCGGTATGTTGAGTACATGGGAGTTCTCTGGAACGTAACAGCCGTCGAAGTTCAAAGACCTAGACTTATTTTAAGCGTGGGAGGCGTATACAATGGCCAGCAGCCTTGACTTGCAGCGAGAGTTTCAAGCTTTATGCAAGAACGTGTATTTTCAACCTCCCGAATCGGTGAAACTCTCGTATCCCTGCATCATTTATAAGCGGTCCGCAGGCGATACGAGGTTTGCTGACAACAAAAAATATTCCTATACGGCGGGTTATGATGTAGTGGTTGTCGAGACGGACCCCGATCGGAAGCTGGCGACAGATGTGTATATGCACTTCGTCTACTGCCGAGAGGGGTCTCCTTATGTCTCAAACAACCTTTATCATAGTCCGTTTATTATCTATTTCTAAGGAGGAATAACTACATGGCAAAACTTATTTGGGACGAAATCGGAAAACGCCTTTATGAGACTGGCGTTGACCATGGTGTTCTTTATCGATACAAAAAGCCAAATGCGACTGCTGAAGATAAACCATATTCCGGCGGTGTTCCGTGGAATGGCCTGACGGCTGTGACTGAGAGCCCATCCGGGGCAGAAGCGTCTCCGCTGTATGCCGATAATATCAAATATCTGAACCTGATGAGTGCAGAAGAGTTCGGCGCAACCATCGAGGCTTATATATATCCTGACGAATTCGCCGTCTGCGACGGCTCTGCGGAAATTGCTCCCGGCGTGATGATTGGTCAGCAGAAACGCGAAGTATTCGGCATGAGTTATCGTACCAAGATTGGTAACGACACCGAAGGTGCAGACCATGGCTATAAGCTGCATTTGATTTATGGCTGTCTGGCAGCTCCCTCCGAAAAAGGGTACAACACAATCAATGACAGCCCCGATGCTATCACTTTCTCGTGGGAAGTCAGTACAACCCCGGTCAACGTAGAGGGCTTCGCACCTACTGCATCCTTGACCATTGATTCGACAAAGGTTGCCCCTGAAAAGATGGCAGCATTGGAGGCCGTCTTGTATGGTGGCAATTTGGAAGAAGCGCGACTGCCGCTTCCTGACGAGGTCGTTACTCTGGTTGGCGCGGCGTAAACTTTCTAAACTATATTTGTCAAATTGGGAGCCGTTTGAGTGCTTTACTCGCGGCTCCCTTCTTTTTTTGAAAGGGGAAAACAGAAATGATTAAGAAAACAATTGAGTACGTCGACTATAACGGAACCAAGAGAAGTGAGGATTTTTATTTTAACCTCACGGAAGCAGAGTGTGTAGATTTGGAAATCGGTACCAGCGGAGGCTATACCGAAATGATTCGGAGGATGGTAAACGCAAACGATCTGGCTGCGCTCATCAAGGTGTTCAGGGAGTTTATTAGCAACGCTTATGGTGTAAAAAGTCCCGATGGTCGCAGATTTATGAAGTCGCCGGAGATTCTTGCCGAATTTACCGAAACCGAGGCTTTCTCGAAGCTGTATATGGAACTCGCTACAAATGCTGAAGAGGCAGCTGCATTTGTGAACGGCGTTCTTCCAAATCGCAAAGTTGAACCTCCGCTGGCGATTGCTCCGAAGGTAAATGGATAAAGAAAATAACAGTGAGAGGGAGAGTATCTATGCTTCAGCTAATTATACCAGATTCTGACGAACTATGGGACGAGAAAAAAGAAGAGTTCGTATACAGAAAAGGCCAAACCCTTCAGTTGGAGCACTCTCTTGTTTCACTTGCCAAATGGGAATCAAAATGGTGTGTTCCATTTCTTTCGAAAAAGGACAAGACCCTTGAAGAGACCCTGGACTATATAAAATGTATGACCATTACGCAGAATGTAAATCCGGAAGTTTATCTGAACCTTACCCAAGAAAACGTTGATGCGGTAAATGCATACATCAACGCTCCAATGACGGCCACATATTTTTTTAACGAAAAAGCAACTGGCCCTAACAACGAGCAAGTGACTTCCGAAATTATCTATTATTGGATGATTGCTTTAAACATACCTCCTGAGTATCAGAAGTGGCATCTCAATCGACTTTTGACGCTTATCAAGGTATGCAACATTAAAAATCAGCCGCCTAAAAAGCACAGCAGAAGGGAAATCATGCGTAGAAACACAGCTCTAAATGCTGAGCGAAGAAAACGGTTGGGAACAAAAGGCTGATGATTCAGCGAAGGGAGAAAAACATGGAGAAAAGTATCGGTACGATTGGGGACGCTTATGAGATATTGGCGTCTACTAAACAATTCATTCTGTGTCGTAGTTTGACGGCCAATCCGGTTCACACATACGCGGTGATGCGCTTGGACGAAGACGGACATCCGTTTGACATCCGAGTGAGAGCCGAAAGAGAAGCTGCCGAGCGTGAATTCTGCTCGTGCTGTTTTCCGGGATGGTTCAAGAACGGAGGCACTACAAAAACTGCGTGAGGAGATTTTGTAGATGATAAGTTTCAGACAAAAGGGCGACTTTTCCAAACTGACGAGATTTTTAGAAAAGGCAAAAGAGGCTGTTCGACTTGGTGATCTCGATAAATACGGTCGAGAGGGAGTGGCCGCCCTTGCGTCTGCAACACCTGTTGATTCAGGCCTGACTGCACGGTCGTGGCATTACAAAATCGAGAACCGAAAAGGCTCGGTTGCGATTTCTTTTTACAACTCAAACATTCAAAATGGAGTTCCGATTGCCGTCATTTTACAATACGGTCACGGAACGGGAACTGGCGGCTGGGTAGCCGGGAGAGATTACATCAATCCTGCTATCCAGCCTATTTTTGACAAAATTGCAAATGAAGCGTGGAGGGAGGTTACTGCCCTATGAGCAACGTTATCGACCAGAAAGTCGTTGAGATGCGGTTTGACAATAAGCAGTTTGAAAACAATGTTCAAACCAGTTTATCGACGCTCGACCGGTTGAAGAAAAACTTAAATCTGGAAGGGGCAACAAAAGGTCTCGAAAATGTGGACGCAGCAAGCAAAAAACTGAATTTTTCGGGTTTGAGCAGTGCTGTCGAAACAGTCCAAGCAAAATTTTCTGCCTTTGAGGTCATGGCAGTAACAGCCCTTGCCAATATTACAAATTCTGCAATCAATGCGGGTAAGCAAATGCTTCGCTCGCTGACGATAGAGCCTGTATCACAGGGATTTAATGAATACGAACTCAAAATGGGTTCGATTCAGACAATTATGGCAAGCACCGGTGCCTCGCTAAAAGAGGTTAATGGATACTTAAACGAGTTAAATACATACGCAGATAAAACGATTTATTCGTTTTCAGATATGACTAATAACATCGGCAAATTTACAAATGCTGGTGTTAAGTTGGAAGATGCGGTCTTAGCAATCAAAGGTGTCAGCAATGAAGCTGCTGTATCTGGCGCAAATGCAAATGAAGCGTCTAGAGCGATGTATAACTTTGCTCAAGCGTTGTCTGCCGGGTATGTAAAACTAATCGATTGGAAATCCATTGAAAATGCCAACATGGCAACCGTTGAGTTTAAGAATGAGTTACTTAAAGCTGCGGAAGCCGCTGGAACAGTAAAAAAACAAGCTGACGGCATGTATCGCGTCCTGACCAAAAACAATCAGGGTTCAACGATGGATCTTGCAATTGACGCGACTAAAAACTTTAATGACAGCTTGAATTATCAATGGATGACCACAGAAGTGTTGGTTAATACACTGAAAGACTACGCTGACGAAACAACGGAAATTGGTAAGAAAGCTTTTTCGGCGGCTCAGGATGTAAAGACATTCAGCCAATTGATGGATACACTCAAAGAAGCGGTCGGCTCTGGCTGGGCCATGACGTTTGAGCTAATATTTGGCGATTTCGAAGAAGCAAAAGAACTCTGGACAGGTGTAAGCCAAGTAGTCGGTAGTTTTATCGACCAGCAGTCCCAAGCTCGAAACGATTTGCTTGCCGCGTGGAACCGGTCGGGAGGAAGGACTGCGCTGATTGACAGCTTCAAGAATTCTTTTGACGGATTACTGAGCGTAGTTGTTCCTGTAAAGGAAGCATTTCGTGAAGTGTTTCCGGCACTTAAAGGTTGGCAGCTTCCGCAGATGACCAGAAATTTACGGGACTTTACAGAGCGGCTGAAACTTAGTGAAGAATCAGCTGCAAAACTAAAAACAACCTTTAAAGGAATATTTTCACTTTTCGATATTGGCGGAAAAGCAATTTCAGCAGTTGTAAAGCCAGTCACGAGCTTTCTTACCGGAGGGGCTGTTTCTTCATTCGGAAGATTGGTTCTGGACGTTACGTCATCACTCGGTGAATTCTTCATCAAACTGAATGAGGGAATTGAGAACGGAAATGGCTTTGCGGTTGTCAGCGAGACAATTGCAAAAGCGTTGGACGGCATATCAAATGCATGCTCATTTGCGCGAGACTCTTTTGGCAACCTTGGAAGCGTGTTTTCGAAGGTCGGAAGTGTGATTTCAACCGTTGCCAGCCGTATAAAAGATACAGTCGTAAATGCCCTGACATGGATTTCCGAAAATATATCAGCCGGAGATATCTTTGCGGGTCTTGCCGGCGGCGGAATTTTTATGCTCGTCAAAAAGCTTGGTGGTCTGGCCGATAAGATAAAAGACATACTTTCCAATTTTGGGAAGAGTAAAATCGACACATCGGGATTTTCTGATATTCTGTCCTCAATTCATGATTCGCTTGACTCTTTCCAGCAGGGGATAAAAGTAGCATCGCTTGTTGGAATTGCGACAGCGGTTATGATTTTGGCATCTTCCTTGCGAAAGATTTCCGAAATCGAACCGGTTAAAATTGCATATTCTTTGGCGACAATAAAGGCTTTAGTATTGACTTTGAATTCTGGTTTCAAATCCTTGTCTAAAACCTTATTGAGTTTTAACGCCAAAGGAACCATAAAAGCAAGCGTTTCAATGATCGGTATTGCCACAGCTATCAATATTCTGGCGTCGGCGATGAAGAAAATTGCGGATCTTTCTTTGGAGCAGATTGCTCGGGGGCTTGCCGCATTGGGCGGGGCAATGCTTGAATTGTCCGTTGCCATTAAAATCATTGGCAAAAGCAATATAACGCTTAGAACCAGTGTCGCGATGCTCGCGCTTGCTCAAGCATGTTCAATGCTGGCGGATGCGCTTCGCAAATATGCATCTCTCTCAGAAGACGAGATCATCCGAGGGCTTACTGCAATGGGAGGGGCTTTGCTGGAATTCAGTGCAGTGCTTTCGATTCTCAACAAATTTGCTGGCGGTAAGGCTCTCTTTGGGGCTGCCGGAATTCTTGTCGCGTCACTTGCGCTTGATGAGATTTCGGAAAATCTTGAAAAGATGGGGAATTTGTCATGGGATCAGATTGGACGAGGACTCGCTGCAATGGGGGGCGCTCTTGCTGAATTTGGTATTGTTCTTGGGCTGCTTGGCAAATTTACGGGCTTTTCAAGTATATTTGCTGCTACGGCACTTTTGATTGGTGTTCAATCATTAGGGAAATTGGCAGAAGGCCTTGAGCGATTCGGAGAAATGCAATGGGACGAAATTGGAAGAGGACTTACCGCAATGGGTGTTGCGCTTCTTGAAGTTGGCGCCGTGATTGGGACGCTCGGTGTTCTTGCCGGGTTTGCGGGCATTATTGGCGCAGCTTCATTGCTGATTGCGATTCAAGGACTCGACGATCTTGCCAATGCTTTGAAGAAGTTCGGTTCCATGCAGTGGGATGAAATCGGAAGAGGCCTTGCGGCAATGGGCGCCGCGCTTCTTGAAGTTGGTGTCGTAGTTGGAACGCTAGGTGCTCTCACAGGTTTTGCGGGCATTATTGGCGCTGGAGCATTGCTATTAGCAATTCAGGGCCTTGATGATTTAGCCAACGCGCTTGCGAAATTTGGCGCAATGCAATGGGGTGAAATCGGAAAAGGTCTTGTTGCGATGGGAGCGGCGCTTCTTGAAGTTGGTGTCGTAACCGGAGCGCTTGGTGCTCTTACCGGTTTGGCAGGCCTTGTCGGTGCGGGAACATTGTTGCTTGCTGTTCAGGGCCTTGATGACCTTGCCAATGCTTTGAAGAAGTTCGGTTCCATGCAATGGGATGAAATCGGCAGGGGACTTGCTGCAATGGGAGCAGCTATGGGCGAAGTTGCCCTAGGCGGCTTACTTAACACTCTTTCCGGTTTTGGTGCCGCATCTATTTCCAAAATAGCGGAGCCGCTCGGAGTCCTGGCGGACTCTGTAAAGAAATGGGCCGGAGTGACGGTTCCGGAAGAACTAGGCGCTCAACTTGGAGAACTTGCCGGCGGAATCTTGCAATTCACCTTTGGCGGGTGGGGTGCATCTGCAATTGCTGAAGTTGCTGCTCCTCTCGGTACAATGGCCGATTCAATTTCAAAATGGTCTAATGTCGATATTACCGAGGACTTGGGGGATAAAATCGGATCGTTGGCAAGCGGTGTGAAGGCATTTACCTTCGGAGGATTGGGGGCAGGCGCCATTGTGGAAGCCGCTCCCGGGATTGGTCAGTTGTCTGACGCTGTAAGAAAATGGGACGGCGTTGTCGTTCCCGAGGATTTGGAAAGCGGCCTTACAAGTCTTGCCACAGGTGTAAATGCATTCAGTTTCGCTTTCGCTGGAGGTTGGTCGATTGGGACACTCATCGGCCCTCTGGGCGATTTGGTCGAGCCGGTAAAAAAATGGAACTATGTAAAAGTTCCGGAAGGCATTGACAGCTCGCTCAAACAGTTGGCCGATGGCGTGAACGCATTTAGCTTCTCGTTTATGAGCGGGTGGTCACTTGATACGCTGGTTGGTCCACTTGGCGATTTGGCCGATGCAGCGAGAAAGTGGAATGGTGTCACATTAGAAGGTGTATCGCAGGAACTTACCAGTTTCGCAGACAGCTTGAAGAATCTCGGGACGGTTAGTGTATCGGGGCTCGTGCTTGAATTTCAAAACGCTACCGGAACATTGACGCAGGCAGTTTCTGGAATGCTTTCTTCTATTATCGCTATTGTGAACACGCGAAAGAGCGGAGTAATTTCGGTCTTTGTTGTGATGGTAGGGAATGTCCTTACAACTCTGAATGGAAAACTCCCCAATTTCCAAACTTTCGGTCAACTGACAGTAAAGTATATGGTCATGGGGATTCGTTCTCAGGCTGGGCTTCCAATTGTCGCATTTGGTGAAATTATTACGGACGCGCTGTCATCCATTATTATACGAAATATCGAATTCTACGACGCCGGCCGCGACATGGCAGCTGGATTTGCCAATGGCATCAGTGCCAACACATTCCTTGCGGAAGCGAAAGCTGCTGAAATGGCCGCTGCGGCTGCTCGCGCTGCAAGACGGGAACTCGACGAGCATTCTCCGTCGAAAGTGGGTTATGAAATCGGCGATTTCTTCGGTGTTGCTTTCGTCGGAGCAATCAGTGATTACGCGGACAAGTCATATCGTGCCGGTGCCGAGATGGGAACGAAAGCGCGAATTGGACTTACAGAGGCCGTATCGAAGATTTCGGACTATATCAACAGTGACATGGACACGCAGCCAACGATTCGTCCTGTGCTGGATTTGTCAAATGTTCAGTCCGGAACCAGACAGATAAATGCAATGTTTAGCCGCACGCAGGCAATGTCGATCAACGCCAACATGAACAGGGCCCGCACCAGCGGAAATCAAAATGCTGGGTTCCAAGATGGTTCCGGTGCCACGTATAACTACTTCACACAGAATAACTATTCGCCGAAAGCCCTGTCGAGGGTTGAAATTTATCGGCAGACAAAAAATCAATTCTCGGCTATGAAAGGATCGGTGAATAAGAGATGATTAAGTCAATCACCGTTACAAACTATCTCGGCGAAAGTCTGAAGATGGAACTGACGAACCCGTACGATTCCGGTATTGCCATTACCGACATTACCGGAATTGGTCCGGGAAAAGCGGATATCAATGTCACGGAGCTTACATCGAGCGATGGATCGCTATATAATTCGGCCCGGCTTGGGACACGAAATATTGTTATGACGCTTCGCTTCATGTTTGCTCCAGACATCGAGACTGTCCGTCAGAAGTCCTATAAATACTTTCCAATCAAGAAAGAGCTAACCCTTACGTTCGAAACAGATAATCGGTCCTGTTATATTACGGGCTATGTGGAGTCGAACGAACCGGTTATTTTCGACGAGAACGAGTACACGCAAATCTCGATCGTCTGTCCTGATCCGTACTTCTACTCTACGACTGCAAACGCAATGGTCTTCAGCGGTGTTGTCCCGATGTTTGAATTCGAGTTTTCTAACGAAACGGAAGGCGGATCAAATAACGAACGTAACATCCTTATGTCTGAAATCGAGGTTGCACAGGAACAAACTGTCTATTATAACGGCGACAGTGAAATCGGCGTCACGATTCAAATTCACGCAATCGGTACAGTGGAGAACGTTACGATCTACAATACGGGAACGCGGGAATTTATCAAAATAGATACAGAAAAGCTAAAATCGATTACTGGCTCGACCATTGTTGTAGGTGACGATATTTACATTTGCACTGTAAAAGGGAAGAAGTCTATCACTTTGCTCCGGAATGGCGTTCGGACGAACATTCTAAATTGCCTTACAAAGGATTCTTCCTGGATTCAGCTGGTGAAAGGGGATAACATCCTTGCTTATACGGCTGAGAAAGGTTCGGAGATGCTATATTTTACAGTCTATAACAACATCATCTATGAGGGGGTATAAGCGTGGATATTTGGGTTTTAGATAAGACTCTGGAAGCCAATGACATCATTGATACCTTTAATTCCCTTATATGGACGGACCGATACGACGAATATGGAGACTTTGAGATATACACATCCGTTACAGACCAGGCGCTGTCTCTGCTGCAAATGGATTATTATCTACAAAGTCGCTCGTCTGAGCACGTAATGATTATCGAAGAGGTTCTAATTGATACCGATTCGGAAAATGGCAACAGTGTCACGATTACGGGTCGGTCATTAGAGTCTCTCCTTTCACGACGTATTGTTTGGGCACAGACACTTTTGGATGGAAGCGTTCAGGATTGTATCAAAAGGCTTCTTGATGAAAATGTCATATCCCCCAAAGATGCCAACCGCAAAATTCCAAACTTTGTGTTCGAGGCAAGCACTGATAAGGCCGTCACAGAGCCAAAAATTACCGCACAGTTCACCGGAGATAACCTGTACGATGTTATCGCGGAAATTTGTCGATTAACGGGAATCGGTTTCAAGGTTACATTGAATGATAAGAAGCAGTTCGTCTTCAAACTCTACGCTGGTGCCGATCGCACTTATGCTCAGACGGAAAACCCTTACGTTATATTTTCACCAAAGTTTGAAAACATTGCCAACAGCAATTATCTCGAATCTAAAAAGGAATACAAGAATGTTGCACTGGTTGCCGGCGAAGGTGAGGGCTCTGAACGAAAAACTACCTCTGTTGGCGAGGGAAATGGATTGGAGCGTCGAGAGTTGTTTGTGGACGCTCGCGATATTTCGACTACGACAGAGGACAATGTCACTCTTTCGGACGAAGAATACAAGAAGCAGTTGGCTCAGCGTGGCAATGAGAAACTTGCGGAATGCAGCTCCGCTCAATCGTTTGAAGGTCAAGTTGAAATGACAAAAATGTTTGAATATGGCAAGGATTTCTTCATCGGCGACATCGTGCAAATCACCAACGAATACGGAATGGAGAGTAGGGCTAGGATTTCTGAAATTGTGACCGCTATCGACACCCAAGGCACCGTTACCTATCCCACACTTTCAACCGTACCTTGATTGTGTCAAAGGGGGATTTATATTTCATGAGTGTAACATATGGATTTTATAATTCAATCAATGGAGACCGAAAGTACAACGCTCTTGAGATGTCGAGTATATTCGACGGCATCATCGTAGACGGCGTCTACATGTCCATCGGAGATGCGTTGAATGTTCAATCATCAGGTGGAATGGGAATTACTGTTGGTATTGGACGCGCATGGTTCGACCATACATGGACGCTGAATGATTCGCTTTTGCCGCTTACTCTTGAAAGTTCTGACGTGCTTCTGAACAGGATCGATGCAGTCGTTCTGGAGATCAATAATAACACCGAGGTTCGAAGAAACGAAATCAAAATCGTAAAGGGGGCTCCGGCAAGCAATCCCGTTAGGCCAACATTGGTGAAAAGCGAACTTCTGAACCAGCATCCTCTTGCTTATATTTCGGTGCCCAAAGGTGCGACCTCCATTTCTCAGAGTAATATTACAAACGCTGTTGGCACCTCGGAGTGCCCATTCGTAACTGGTGTTCTTGAAGGTATGAATATCGACAATCTGGTTGCACAGTGGGGGGCTCAGTGGGCAGAATGGATTAGCAGCAATACGAGCGAGTTTGAGTCATGGTTTCAAGAAATGAAAGACCAGCTCTCCACTGACGCAGCCGGGAACCTGCAAGCGTCTAAAATGGACAAGGCCACCTATGACGCGGACGGCGACGGTGTGGTGGATGAAGCTGAAAAAGTGTCAAATGCTCTCACCCTGAAAAATGCCGCGGGAGAAGTTGTAGCCACGTTCGATGGAAGCGAAGCGGCCATCTTGCAGCTTACTGCCGCCCTTGTGGGGGCCTTGGGGAAAACAGAGAAAGCAGCTGATTCGTCAAAACTTGCGGGACTTGCTCCTGTCGTGGATAACCCCGGCCCGAACAATCGAAATACCTGGTATTTCCCGTTTACCGGCACGAACAACAGAGACGGCACGCGCAAATATTATGCCGCTCTTTACGCGGACAACGCGACAACTGCGGGCCGGGCGTCTAACCTTTCCATGGGGCTGAATGGTACAGATCTATGGGTGTATTACAGTTGAGGGGGAGAACGACGTGAGTTATCGCCAAAATGATGTGCTTATCCCCGAGTCGAGCTATATCCGGTTTAACGATGTGCAGTTAAAAAAGTATTATTTCAACGATGTGCTTGTGTGGCAGCGGCAGCAGAAGGTATACCCTGGGATACCAGTGGCAAAGACGCAGAACCTTGGATATGCCGCATATTTTACCGTCACGAATAACGGCTCCGATATCAAAGTGGACGCATTCGGCGGTACTGAACGCGGATGGGGCCGCGCGATACTCGGGCCGTTCAGTTCGGTAGGCTATTCAAAACTGTACTTTTCGGCGCTGCGCGCATACATCACAAACAGTTTTTCAAAAATAGCGGTGTCTCTTGGCGACATCAATGGGAATTGGGTTCAACGCCTTATATATCACGACACCGGAGAATCGCTTGGCGGGTACGATGTTACTTTTGGCTCCGGTGATATTTTTACCATAAATTCGGCCAACGGGAATTACTATCTGATATTAGAAGTAGATTCCGGAGCTACATCGAGAGGCTTAAATGCGGTTATTCAAATGAATGGATGCTATTTGCTTTGAACGGAGGAACGAAAAATGCTGAAAATCACACTGAAAAATGGAAAAAGATACGATGCCCTGGATGGTACGGCAATCTATCCGAGCGGCAGCCCGAACGCCCGCAGCCGCATGGAAATCCACATGGGAGAGGATGCCATGACGGCGGTTGAGTTCGAGGCCGCGTTCATGGATGAAACTGCGACTGAAGAAATTCGACTGACAAGGATTGCCGATGAGGACGACCCGGCCAGGGGTATTAAAAAAGGCGATATTATCTACGACACGCTGTACCAGCACTATTGCCTTGTGGCGAGCATCGGCAAAAAGCGCGTGAGCAAAACAGACATTGCCACCGGGCAGGTCGTTGAAGAAATGCACCTTGTGGCCGAGCTGGAGCAGCGCACCTACATCGAGCAGCAGCTTGCCGCGCTGGGGCTGTAAAGGAGGATAAGCTATGGAACGAGCAAGATTCCCAATGGAGTTTCTTCGGGTAACCCAAGGTCCAAATGTAGGAAGCCATAAAGGAAGTAAGGCTATGGATTTCGGCGGAAAGGACACAGAAAAAGATCCGACATATGCCCCTTTTACGGGTAAGTTCGTACGTGTCCGTACGGATTCTTCTCACGAGTCGTACTTAGAATCCTTGGAACCGGTCGAATTCGCTAATGGTGTGGTCGACTATATGACGCTAACGTTCATGCACGACGACGTTTTGGATGTAAAAACAGGCCAAATCGTACGTCAGGGCGAGAAAATCGGAGATGAGGGTGGCTTTGGTGGCGGTCGCCCGAACCGTTTTGGCGCGCATCTTCACATTGAAGCGAGCCGAGGCCGGAATATCGCTTATCAGGTTCAAAATAGCGCTGGCACCTACTGCACTCCAAATCAGGTGAACGTTTGGGATGCACTGTGGGTTGGTAAAGATGTCCAGATTTTGAATGATAGCGGCTATCCTTGGCGGCGAGATGTAAAAAAGGAGGAGAACGATATGGAATTTCTCGAAGTTACAAGCGATCGTTGTGAAGTTTTCACCGAGGCAAACGTAAACGCTGTCGACCGTACTTTTAATAACGGAAGGCTCGCGAAAGGCGAATTCTACCCGATTCAGAGCGATGTTGGTACGGATGGAGTGTATCATTGGGTACGCATCCAGGCTGGTGACAAGAAGCGATACGCTGTTGTTCTGGAAGACCGCAGCAAGATTGTATCTCTTTCTGCTGGGGATGCGATTAAAGCGTGCATGGCGCAGGCCCCGCATGTCGACATATCCGAGCTTGAGAAAAAATTGGCCGATATGACCGTCGAAAAGAATGCTATTGAAAAACGCCTTACGGACCTTAAAGCATATGCTGCGGAGGCGTAAGGGAATAGTGGAATGGACGGTAGTAGGTGTAATTGTTGCTTTAGTCGGTTTGTTTATGACTGTTGGGGCACCGATTATCAAACTGAACGGCAACATCGCTCGTTCGAATGTGATTTTGGATCGGCTTGAAAAAGAGCTAGCCGCTCAAAAGCTGGATGCAAAGGAAAGTCATCGTCGTTTATGGGTGCACAACGATGAGCAAGATGAGCGTATCGGAGATCATGAAACCCGTATTACAATTTTGGAAAATAGGCAGGAGGTATAGTTGTGAAAATGACAAATAAAATGTATGACATCCTTAAGTGGATTGCGCAGTATTTTCTTCCGGCTGTCGGAACATTGTACTTCGCACTGGCTGGCATTTGGGGACTGCCCTACGGAGAGCAGGTCGTAGGCACAATTACGGCTGTTGACACTTTCTTGGGGGTCCTACTTGGAATCAGTTCGGCACAGTATAATAAGGCCAGCTCATCTATGAGCAAAAAATAAACCGCCTGAGAAAAATCCCCAAGCAGTCTATTTTTAAGCTTAGCGAAACAGAACAAGGCAAATTTGGTATGGTCACTATAATGTAATATTATTACATATAAAAGAGCAAAAGAACAAGCCATGAGACTCGATAAATTTTTACTGGAGTGACAAAAGCGTGGAACACTCGCACACTATTTCTATACTTTTGCGCAAAATGTCGCTATATAGCTAGACTTTCCGTATCCAATATGGAAGCGGCGGTTACGAGAAAATTCTGAATCGTGCAGAAAAAGCCAGTAAAATCAAGGGTTGAGTTTTTTCGCGGAAGTGGAATAGTGTAGGAAAATGTAGGAGATTTTGTGCAACTCCTACATTACTCCTACACTACTTCTACACTATATTCCTACACTCTATTTTATTTTTTCTATCTCTTCTTTTAGCCAAGAAATTTCACGTTTGGTGTATATTCTTTCGGTGAGGTCACTTATCTCATGACCGACCATGTACTTGATGGCGTACTCATCGACTTTATATTTCTTCGCCATTGTTATAAAGTGCTTTCTACCATCGTGAGGCTTGTGTGCGGGATTTAGATGAAGGTTGTCTCGAACTGTATAATATCGGCTTTTAAATTTGTCATACGTCAGCATCAAGTCGTTGCTCTTAGTGAATTTTCCCGTGGCATTTAACAGATATTCACTATGCAGCTCGACTGCTTCGTCGTATTTCTTTTTTACAAGGTCTAAAATTTTGGAGTGGATTGGAACGATTCGGTCTATACCGGCATCCGTTTTCATTCCGCCAGAAAATGTTCCATTTTTCAAGTCGACATTTTCGAGTCTTATCAATCCAAGCTCTTGAGGACGCCATCCAGAATAGCACTGTATGAGGATTGTCTCAATTGTTGGAAAGCGGTCTATATTGTTCCACAGAGTTTTCATTTCTTCTTCGGTGTAGGGGATATGGGCGTCTTTCTGTGAATCTTCATTTTCTTTGATGACCTCGTCAGACACGTTGAACGTCCTGGCATAGTTTTTATCTACGATTTCATATTCCAGCGCATAGTCAAACATGACGTTGAACATTGACTTGATTTTGAGTTTGAGACTTGGCGTTGTGTGGCGCTCTACACCTTTCACTATGCATGTTCCATCTTCCATACAACCTTTGATATGACGAGGTCGAACGTCCATAGCACGCATGCTGTATATGGCGGAACAATATCTCCAACACATTTCCATGTTTCGAAAGCTTTCAGGATTTTTGAGTTTCTTTTTATGATCTTCGCTCCACTTAGCAAACAGCTCACTCATGGTAAGAGCTAAGTCCAGGTCATATGGGTTTTTATGATATTCTACAAGCGCGTTGTACGCATCGTTATATGTAGGAAAAAATGCATCAGGCTTTAATAGCTTAGATATGGGTTTACCTTTTTCATCTTTGCCAACCGTAACCATAACCCGAAAAGGGTTCTTCAGGTTACGGTTTTTTATTTTACTGATTTGTCCGAATCCGTTTGGCAGCCGTTTTCTCTTGTTGTTTTTGCTCCTTGGCTTCCGAGCCGGCGCACCATCTTGCAACGGGTATCCGCAGTGTGGGCATGACAAAGCCTTATCACTTACTTGCAGTTCACACTCAGGGCATTTTATGAGCATTATTTTCACCTTTTATTTTTCATGATTTTACTGGCTTTGGTCTCGGTGTTCTCGATCTTATACACCAGCTTCTTTAGTTGTAAAGCTCCGGCGATGATGAGACCAAGTTTAATAATACTTTTTGTTTCAATTTTGTCTTCGTGGTTTATCTCTCCTCCGTTTAGAGTGTAGACTTTGTTCAGATATTTGGCTGTTCCATAAAGTTTCTTTCTCATATTGATGCCTCCGCAATAATCGCAACGCCTCTTATGAAGGAGGTCATTGCTATGACTGATGAAAAAATTTTGATGAAGGAATTGGATGAAATGGTGCTAAAAGGACATGGAAAAGAGTTGATGTATGCTTGCAATATTGCAGCGGGAGCCGCTATTGGCGGATATCAAAAAGCTGAACGTATGCGAATACTTGCAGCAGCGGTTATCGGCGCAGCTACGGTTCTATGCGCAAATAAAATCAAGGAGAAAATCAAAGAAAATCGAAAGAGCAAAGACGGAGATAAGGAGGAGTCCTAACAAGGACTCTTCTTTTTTGTTGCTCTCTTGTCGAATATCATATATTATAGTGTAGGAATTGTCAACTCCTACACTGTGAGGCGCAATATGGTTAGAAATAATGCATCAACCTGTCCTACATGCGGGGGAAAATTAAAACCATACGATAAGGTTCTGCGTATTGTACGTACGAAAGGCCGCAAAACAAAACGTGTTTCTATAAGACGCCTCCGCTGCACCGAATGTGGAGGCCTACACAGAGAGATTCCTCAATACATATGTCCGTATAAGCAATATGGGAAAGACGTCATACAGGGCGTCCTGGAGGGGCTTATAACCTGTGAAACCCTCGGCTATGAAGATTACCCCTCTGAGATGACAATGCGTCGATGGTTGGCTTCGCATAAATTGCGTCTCCTTTTATGGAGAAATCCATAAGTATCAAGGAGGAATTGTAGAATGAAACTCGTACCGACAGAACACATACCGGGAAGGTGTGCGAAGCATGATTTGCAGAAGCTCATTGAAGAATTTATAAATGGTGAAGCTAAAGTTGTGAATGTAGACTTTAACGAACACGATTATAGTTCCAGTAAGAGCTGCGCTGGGTGCTTTCATAATGCCATAAGACGGTCTGGATATTCAGTTAAGGTATGTAGGCGTGGCGACAAGGTGTTCCTTTATAAAATGTGATTTTTCAAGAAAGATCGAGCTCTGAACAAGGGCTCTTTCTTTTTGCGCAAAATTTACATCCTCTATTGTGAAAGGAGGAAATAGCTCGTGCACGGGCAAAAGAGGTCTGAGTCGTAAGATTCAAGACCTTTTATTTTTTCTGCATTTTCCACTCACATTGTTTTGAGAAAACGCAGAACGTATTCTAGAATGGCATCAGAAAGGAGAAAAGCTATTATGGATGTACAAAAATTTGAACTATGTGAAGGTCCTGTCGAGAGTATTGAGTTCCCTCCAGGCTCCGTACCTGTACACATCGCTGCCAAGATTTATGGCAGAGACTCATGTTGGGTGCGGGCGGGGATTCTGTGCAAATGGCTCCCAATTGGGATTGCCACAAGGGACAACAAACCGGTACCACCTTACATCGAGGAGATGGACTCGCGGAAAGGCAGAATAGCCTATTATATTTCTCCGAGGAAATTGTGGGAGGACACCGGTTATGTTTGGAAAGGAGAGCGGTAATATGAGTACGGCCATACGTCCGGAGCTATCTAAGAGCAGTAAGTATTGGATTGACCGACATCGATACTATGAGCTGAAACACTTTTGTCTTCAGTATCCGATATGGAAAAAAGCTGCTCAGTTGCTCGATGCCTTGAGTAAAAGTCCATCGCTCTTGGAAGAATATATAAAATCCGGGCGTATCAGCGATCCGACAGTGGATTGTGCTGAGGCGAGATCTTTTTATCTGGATAGAATCGATCTGCTTGAGCGAACGGCTGAAAACGCTGCGCCAGAGATTGCGAAATACCTTGTAACGGGAGTGACCTCTGGCGTATCCTATGATTTCCTTAAATCTAGATTAGACATACCCTGCTGCAAGGAGACTTATTACGACTTGTACAGACGCTTTTTCTGGCTTCTCGACAGGGAGCGTAAGTAATTTGTCTCTTGAATCGCCTTGCGCAGCGTGATATACTATCTACACAACGAACTGGAGGTTGACTCGAATGCTCACTAAAGAGGATTTACAAGCGATTGGAGAATTGATTTCCGCTTCAGAAGAACGCACAAAGACGAGCATTATGGCATACATCGAGAATGACGTAAAGAAAGAGATTCGTCAGATTGCGGACGGTCACAAGATGCTTGCTGAAAAGATGGACCGGATGGAAACCAAAATTGACAGATTGCAGGATCAAGTGGATACGATTCAGGGTGAACTCACCACGCAGGAAATGGTTATCACCCGCCGGTTCCGTGTTGAATAAACAGTTAGTAAGGCCCGCTCAGGAGTTTAGCTGCTCTTGGGCGGGCTTTTTATTTTTCGGTACGTAGGTGACGAAAATATGTGATATTTTTGTATTTGAAAAAAGCCCGGGGTGGATTTTTTGAAAAATCATTTACAAGGAGGATGTGTATGGATTGGCTTATCGTATTCATCGGGATAGTGATTGGCGCTGTGGTGACTGCGTACGTATTTCGCAGAAATTTTGTAGGGACTTTGCGTGTGGACCAATCAGATCCGACAGATGCACCATACTTGTTTCTGGAAATTGAGAAGGGTATGGGCGATATTTCCCGGAAAAAGTATGTCCTTCTCCGAGTCAACACCGAAAGCTATATTCCGCACGATTAACACGTTCTGTTATGGAACCTAATCCGTTTAACGAAAGGAGAAACAAAAATGTATGATGAAATCAAAGCAAAGTTAGACGAGGAAATTATGGACCAGCTTTCGGTTCTGTCCGATATGGATGTAGGGAGCGATAAGAGAAAAACGGCAGTTGACGATTTGGTGAAGCTGTACCGTCTGAGAATCGAGGAGACCAAGAATGATCGAGACTTTATTGAAGGAGTGAATGCCCGAGAACGGGAGGAGCAATTCAAAAAAGAGCAGATTGTAGATCAGGTCAAAGAGCGAAAATTCAGGTTCGGTATGGCAGCGGCAGAATTGCTGATTCCGTTGATATTTTACGCTTCTATGTTTTATAGCGGGCTGGATTTCGAGAAAGAGGGGACATTTACCTCAAACATGCTGAGAAATTTGATCAGCCGTTTTAAACCGACAAAGAAATAAATCGATGGGTTCAAAGACGAGGAGACGTTGAATTTGCAATGTCTCTTCGTTTTTATGTACGTGAAATTTACATCTTCAGAACTCAACAAGGTAGCAGATACCATTGAACTTGAATCGGAGAAAAACGATGAGGAGTTTATGAAGGTATTTGGAGTATCGCAAGGTTACTACATGAACGATATTGTGCGAGTATTTGATAATCTTCCAGAACATGCACATGAGCAAATTGGAGAACTAATTATAGCATTCAAGAAATGAAAAGGATTGGGCCCGACAAGGGCTCTTCCTTTTTCACTTCGCCAAAATTGCATCTTCTATTACGAGAGAAATAAACGACTCTCGAAAGGAGAAGAGGTATGATTATCAGCAAAATTTTAAGCAAGATTGATATTTCGAATTTGAGGTTCAGAAGGAGCCCTGAGAAGGAGAAAGAGAAACCGTCGCTTATAAAGGAGGTAATTGATGAGCCGGAAAAATTTAAACTTGAGGCGTTTATTGAAGGAAATGAGATTATAGTAAAAATCAAGAAACGAGAGATTGAGTCCTGAACAAGGGCTCTTTCTTTTTGCGCATTTTTAACAGGCTCTTTTATGGAAACCTATATATTTTTGAAGGAGAAGAGATTATGTGTAAAAAATTAAGGAAGTACATAAGAAGACTGATTCGAGGTGAACGCGAGACATTTAAGAATAAGCTATGCGCTGTTGCGCTGCTCATTCTTGGAACGATCACTGCGATCATTTCGAATGATTGGACATTCTTTGTATTTACTTCATTTCTGGCAATACCATTACTCGTGGCTAAAGAGAATTATATTTATGGTTGAGCAGGAAGGATTGAGACAAAATACAAAGTCTCTTTCCTTTTTTTTT